TTTCCTAACTGCTTACCTTGTATATTAGAAATACCATTAACCCCGCCTATAACGGCATCGGTTGTTTCTATCTGATAAATCCCAGTTTCCCAGGTTGAAGATTCAGGTAAATTTGCCATAGTAAAATTTTAATTTCATTAAAAGAATATTCGCCAACTTCCTTCTATTCTGAAGTCAGAGGCTTTATTAATCGCTGCACGCGTTTTTCTTGCGAAAAGGTCTCCGTTTTGACTTTTCAAACCAAATTCAGTTATCGCGATCCCGTTACCTTCGTTAAGCTCTAACGTCCAGTCAAAACGTACACTTGTACCGTCAGGATAAACAACGGCGGATATAGCTTTAGAAATCCCGCCAGTAATCGTTAAGTCATTAGATGAAGGCGGGACTGTGCTTGTACCAAAAGCAATTGTGTTTATATAATAGTTATTACCCGCAGAGCTTATAAGGCGAGCCATATTATATTTAGCTTTGTCAACTATTAAATTTCTATCCTCGTACTCTTCTATAATCTTACCGTTTTTATCAATAATTTTAAGAGTAAAAATCCCTTTTAACCCGTCTAATTTGTCGTTAGATTTCATAGGAAATAATTATTAACTGTTATCCTCTATTTCGTGTAAAATAACTTCTTCCGCTAAATTTATCAATTTTATTTCAAAATATAAATCCTGTGGTGTCGAATTATTATCTGTAAGTTCCTGATATTCTAAAGTAATATCGAATTCCTCTATACTTTGGCTATATAGCTGGGTTCCGTCATATTTGTATGAACCGTTATAAAGGATTGAAAGCCCAAATAATTCGTCTACCTCGTCAGTCTGTATTTCCCCTATTAAATCGTCGTCGTTAGGCTCTATAATATCTGAAACTGTAGCATAAAATAATATCCCTATCAGCGTAGACCGGGCGTTTTTATACTCGTTAATCATTTGTATAATAGTAGCCAAGCTTTCAGTTGAAATACCCTTAGTTTCTCCTAGGTCTAAAAGCTGTATCCTGAATGTAGCCCAACCACCGCCGCCGTAAACAGACATCCCGTTATAATCGTTAACTCCGTCGTAGAATATCCCACCAGCGTGTTCCTGTATTTTAGCATCGTAGAAACCAATAGATTTTAACGCCTCTTTAATGGCCCAAGGCGTACCCTTGTAACGATGTAATTCTATGGCTCTTTTGATTAAGGATCGTCGTTCGTCGTCGTTAGAACAAAGAAACCATCCCTTAAAACCTAATACGTTAAACTGATCGGCCAAGTGGTAAAGAGCTTCCGATGGCGCAATATCGACCAAGTAAATTAATAGCGGCGTCAGGTCAATAGCATTCATACGGCTTTCAATCATTTTGTCGAAAGCCTTAATAAAATCTTTATCGCCTATACCTGTAGCTAAAATATTACTCATTAGTTCCCACTATTGAGATATTTATATCAGTACATAAACCGTATTGGGTAGGACTTACCATTACGTCGGAAAATCCTGGGAACGCTACGCTATAAACTTCGTTTATAGTGTCTATTTCGTCTCCCTGCATACATAGTGCTGTTAACTTCGCTTTGGTTATATTCTTTCCTAATTTCTTTTGGGTAGTTTGTGTAAATCGTTCTAAAACTGCTTGTACCTTCGCTCTTGTATCATCCACAACGGCATCAGGGAATAATGTTAATTCAACGGTCAAAGTATAATTTTGAGCCGTTGGTGAAATAACTACTACAGTATCAGAAAGTGGCCGTATTTTTTCGTCGTTTAAAATATCCTGTACAGCGTTTAAAATTTCTACAGGCGTAGCAGTCGCGCCAGCAATCAGAGGGTAAACGTTAACAGTACCTGGTACTGGGTTTACAACCGCTACGTCAATTATCGAAGCACTCGCGCTCTTCGCCCAATATATATAAGCCCCTGAAGGCCCTGCCACGCTGAAGGTTGATGTCGCTAATTTAATCCTGCCCCTTAATTGTTCGTCGGTTTCTATATCGCTACCAGCCGCCGTTACGTTCGTGTTTGACGCGCTTTGTAAAAACGGCTGAGGGTCTAAAATAACACTAACCTGACCAATAGGGTAACCGTTACCTATTACACCAGAGGTCTGACAAACAGCCTCAGCCGTTGCTGTAACCTGATTAGCATCGACATCTACAGATTCTGTTAATTCAAATATCACCTTCCCATCCTGGGTTTGTATTCGCATCCCTGCAGGGATAGTTATAGCTGAATGGGTAGCGACAAAATTTAGTTGAATGGTGCAAATAGCTGGAGCGGCCGATAGCCTGGTAACTCCTACCAGTTCGGCAAGAAAATCCAGTATAGGAGCTTTACTAAATGATACTAGCATCTGAACACTAGCACTTTGTATTTGGCTACGTATTTGTGCTTCCCGATAGGCGAACATATTTATCAATAACCTTTCGGGGCTACCTGGCTGTAGCTTCTTATTGGTTTCGGTTTCGTACCATGCTATCATTTCGTCAATAATTGTATTGACGTCCCTATCAATAAAATTTGGTTCTGTTGCCATTATATTTTACCGTTAACAGTTAATGAAGTTTCTGAATTTCCAAAATTGGAAAGCCATTTAATTGTAAATTTTATTTCAGATAAATTTAATATCTCGTAATTAATCGAATCAATTGTTACGCGAGTTTCATACGTTTGTATGGCCGAAGCTATTTCCCGTATCATATTCGGTATAGCTAGGTTTAACGGCTTGTCTACGTAATCCCACAAACCGCAACCGAAATCTGGACGAAATGGATCGCTACCCTTTACAGTTGTAAGGATAATATAAATACATTGGTTAACGTCGGCTAAATCCTGAACTATTTCGCCTTGTACGTCTTTACTGATCGACCAATTTTTAGAATTTATATCCTTTACTAACATTACAAGAATAAGTTATTTAACCTTGTTTGTATTGCTATAAAATCAGCTGGTACAAGCGGCCCTCCTCCCGGGCCTGAGCAATTAGTTACAATAGCCTGGGCCAAATCATTAATAATACTTTTTATGCTTTCGCTCCCTTTGCTTATATCAAAACCGCCAGTACGATTCATTTTAAAAGTTAGTGTACCATTTGTTACCTTGTATTCATGAGCCGCTCCTCGATCGTAACTAATTATAGTTCCGTCCTTAAATTTTCTTACCCATTTATCGGTTCCTGCCTCAGCAGGTACTGGTGCTTTTTTGTTATATATAGCCCCTAAAATTACGCCGTGTTCGTTACGCTCATCCATTAAGCAAACGACTTGTTCGTTTAAGTCCAGAGATTCTGCTTGTTTATCATCAGCAGTCCTTGGCTGAATGATCGGTAACCAGGCACTTACTATTCCGTCGTCGTCAAACTTAACACGGGCCTTACCTTTATCCACATTTGAAACAGTACCAAATCTTAGCATAAAGTAAATATAATTATTGGATCACACTAAACGAAACATTATCCCGATTTTTAAATTCTGATACCTTGTAATCCTTTTGAATTTCGACTGGCTGGGCCTTTTTTTCTGCATCCGTCGCTCCGCCAACACGTTTTATTTCCAAGTCTACAGTATAGCCACCGCCCTTGTCGATATTGTGCGTACTTGCTTTTATGTGATAAGACCCTGAAAGTTTACCCATACCAGTAAGTTTAAAATTATTCCCAGCTACCAAATACGGGTTACCTTGGACGGTTAAATTTCCCTCTTGCTGGTTGCTATTGGCCGCGTATAACGCCGCCTTGGCCTTTGCCTCTGCTTGCTGTTTATTCTCTGCCTTATCGTTTATAACTAGCGTATCTGATGTATCTATTTTACTAAATTCTATACCGTCAGCGTTATGGAATTTATCGACCTCAAAATTTACAACCTCGCCCTCTTCAGGATTTTGATAACTTACCTTAGCGTTAGAATACGTTTCAACTGTTTTATCTTTAAGCGAATAGCTTATAAGTTGCGAACGGTTAATAGTTGTAACAGGTTTTAAATTCTCTAAGTCAAATATTTTTGTAAAAATTAAATTCTTCCCTCGAATAGAAAATACATATCCAAACTCATTACTAAGTTTTCGTAAAAATGTTAAATCGGTTTCTCTATGCTGAGTACGACGGTTAATTACTATCGGTTCAATTGATCCATGAACGGTTAAGCCGTTGGATTTTGCTACAGCCTCGGCGATTTGTCCAAGTGTTTTGTTTTCGTGGGCAAAACTTTTTTTAGTTCTTAAACTTCCTTTAATACCTGTAGCGAGTGCCTTAATCGAAACTGTATCAGGAGGGCCAGTTAATTCTATTTCGTCAATTTCAAACACGCCGCAATTTATAAGCGCGTCGTTATATCCTATCAATACTTCTAACGTAGAACCTTTTGATGGATACCACGGGCCACGCCATAACGCCTCAGAATCCTCTAAATTAATTTGTATCTCGTCGCTTTCCCCTTCAGTCTTATCAGAATAGGTAAGCGATAAAAGATATTTCGTTATATCTGCGGAAATATTTTTACCGTCGTAAATTACTTTTATACCTACTTCGCTAATAGCCATAATTTAATTTTATTATTCGGCCCTTTTCCAGGGAGGTAAAAGTTCATCGTTTGTCTCAGCTACTTCGACAACTTCCAACCGTAAAATAGTACCAGGAACTAACGGCATGTCTAATGGTATTTCCTGGTTTTGCTCCATAACAAAATTTGTAAAGCTACGACCGTTATACATTGCCAATGGATCACCGTATGCTTCGCGCGCGATAGTGTCCCATCGGTCACCTTCTTTTACGATATATTGGGTATATTCTGCCATATTATAAAGATCGTCTAACTACGTACTGTTTAGTAAACGGCGCCGTTAAGTTGCTGGTTTGCTTCATAACTGCCTGAAAATCACGGTTTGCTTGCTTTGCACCATCGACGTCCTGTATTTGACAGAACGATTTTAAATTAGCAAGGGCGTTACGGGTGGCTTTGATCCTGGCACGTAAATTATTTGACTCGTTAATCAATACAAAAATATTGGCTGTAGCCGTATAAACGTTTACTAACTTGTCGTCTATATGTTGAATTTTTAATAACGTTTCTTTAAACTTCTGGTTTCTCTTCGATGGGTTAGATTCTGCAACACTTAAATTTTTGTCAACCTCTACGGCAAGATTTTGAGACTCGCGGACACCCGCTACAATCTGACCAGAAACTGGTACAGGTACTGGTACACTCGCTATTGTTGGAGGGTTGCTGGTAGTTACTGAAGTAGGATTCAATTTTTTAAAATTAGTTTTTCCAGATACCCATTCGATAGCTAGAATTTCTATTTTACATTCGATAATACGACCTATAGAATTTGTTTGAACAATATTTTTTTTTATATCGGTCAAAATAAAATTACCTAAAAATTTACCAGTTCCAAGTGTGACTGGTACTGGAGTAGAATTAACTACGTAATTTTCAAACTCATTTATAACGTCCTCTGGAATGCAAAACCCCAAATGTAAGTTAATGGTAAAAGTAACCTTATCAAGCTTATTACCAGTTTTTTGTAACCTTGGCTTTCCATCTATAACCGCATGTTCGGGAAGGCTTGCGCCTTTCTCGTGTAAAAAGCTTTCAAACCCCTTTTGATTTTCTAGTGCTATATTTCCTATTTGAGCATACATACGTTAAAAAGATTTAGCATTTTTGCGCGCCTGTGCGTCGTTAATGATTCTTAATAAATCTTTTTTGTGATCGGAGAGCATTTTTAAAAAATCCTCTTTACTACCACCTGCACCAATATGTACAACTGGAGCATAAGTTATCGTAATACCACCGCCACCACCAGAGCCTCCAGAAATTCCAGGTGCTACACCCAAAGCAGAATTTAATAACCCTTTCATTTTTTGAACCAATGGATTGCCATTGATAGAAGAAACAAGGGTTTCAACAAATTTAATTTTATGTAAGTCCTTTAATGGGCCAGTTTTAGCGGGAGAAAACGGTAACAAATCCCTGATACTTTTAACAATACTTTTAAAAGCTTCTACAGGTTTACTGGCGAAAGATTTGATACCCTCCCATAGTGAATTAACAAGGTTCTTACCTGCATCCAAAAACATTTTACCAAGCCCTTTAATCCAATTCCAGAACGAAATAAATATACCTTTCACCTTATCCCAAAGCCTATAAAAGTAAGGGCCTATTTTATCCCAATGCTGATAAATCAAAACGTAAGGTGCAAATACAGCTAAGGCTAAAATTTTAATCCATTTCCAGGCAGTTAAAAATATTTGTTTAATCTTTTCCCATAACCTTACAAAAAACGCTTTGATAGGATCCCAATAAGCTATTATAAACGATACTGCGACAATAGCGGCCATAGCAAGTAAAATAAACGGATTCATTGCCATAACAATATTAAGAACCTTAAACACGGCTATAATACCTTGTATGATCTTTATAACCCCTGCAATCATTAACGCAGCCGAAGTAAAGGAAATAATTAACATTATCATTTGAGAAAGCCTCGGGTTATTTTGCGTCCACTTTTGAATAGCACCAGCAACCAACCCAATAAGGTCGTATATCTTTCCTAATGCAGGGGCCAGATGTGCGCCAAGGGCAGCGCGCATATTTTCTATAGTACCGCTCATTGCTTCCTTTTTATTTTTTAAAGAACTCAATTGTTCCGATACCTTATCGTTTAACGTAGCCTGTTTAGCCATTGCCTCGGTCATCTTATTAAAACCGTTAACACCCTGAGAAATCAGAGTGTTCATAAAATTAGCATCTGCGCCTGGTCCTAAAAAAGCCTGGACGATACCAGCCCTCTGTGAGGTATTTAGATTTTTCAATTTATCAAATTGAATCATCATATTTTCAATCCCCTTAAACTGGCCAGTCTTTTTGTCCATAAACTCCATTGTAATACCAAACTTACCAGCTTCTGCGTTAAGTTTTTCCATTTTATCGGCGTTGGCAAAGGCGTTAAATATGGCACTCATTCCAGTACCTACAGTTTCCCCACTTGCACCAGCTTTTATAAGCATAGCGTAAACGGCTGACAAAGTTTTAGAATTATCTAACCCCTGAATATTCATAAGCTTCAGCGTACCGGCTGATCTCGCAAAAGCGTATTGCATCTCGTCCGCTTGTACCCCTAGGTTTGAAGTCCTAGCGATTACGTCCATAAATTGAGTCATTTCCTTATCAGCTATACCAGTCGCCTCTTTTAATTTCGCGGCCATTTTCCCAGCCTCTTCATATGGTAATTTCAATGCTACAGCCAGGTAAGCGGCGGCCTCTCCTGTACCTTCTAAAATATTTTTAGCGGGTACGCCCATTTTTACCATTGTAGAAAACATGGCATTAAAATCAGCAGTATTACCAGGTAATCTAGTACCTAAATCTTCTGACAAATCGCCCATACGTTTTAATAAACCTTCGTCGATATTTTTACCATCCTGCATAATTACAGAACGAAGGGATTTATACGAATCCTCTAATACCTCGAAATCTTCCATAGTTTTACCAATCATATTAAAACCTGTCTGACCAGCACCAATAAGTCCGAACCCTTGCGCGAAAGAACTGGTAGCGTGAGCTTTTAAGTCGTTTAATTCCCTTTTCGATTTACTTACAGCGTCGCGAATTGTTCGGCTCATTTGATCGTAAGCCGTAAGCATAACCGCAACCTTTAATAAATTATTCATAGTATCTAAATCGAAACTTATGTTAAATTAAATTACTCCTCTTTACTCTTATTCATTTCGTGATATACTTTAACGGCCTCGTTATACCAATAGTAACAATCCTTTCCAGGTTGTTCTAACCAGTACGCGAGGCCGTCGCCTGAAAAATGAGCAAGGAACATAAGTGCCTCGCTCTTCATTAAAAATTTTTTCCTTCGCCGCTAAATAACGCCATTAATCTAAGAACATCCCAACCAGGCATTTCTTCAATATCTTCTGCCACCTTTGTAGTTCCGTCAAACTCGCAAGTAAGCGCGATTAAAGCCG